TATCATTACCATCAAAGTTAAACTTTTCAAAAGAATACTTTGCTGCATTTGTTCTTCCTGTATCTCTTACTGTCCAACTTTCTGAAACTATATCTTTTACAGCATGGTCAGCAGCAGATGTACTAGAAGTTGCTCTTGTTACACCTGTAAAGGTAGTAGATGTTACACCTGTATAAGTAAATATTTCATCACTTATTTGTAGCGTACCGCTAGATGAGAACCCTGAAGTACTATCTACTGTTATAGTGCCTGAGCCTGTCATACCTGTTCCTGAAGCTATAGCCACAGTTATAGTAGTTGATGCAGAACTCCATATCTTTTCTCCTCTAGCCGCTATTACTTTATTAGCAAATACAGTAGTCATAAGTATAGACTCAGAAGAAGCAGATGTTTGCGGAACTATATGGTTAATGTACTTTTTAAAACCACTTATTCTTCTATAGCCACCACCAATATCCGGTTCAAAGTTTTGTAATTCTAACGCTTCGCCTGATTGCATTAAAAATGTAGATCTATTTAAAATTAACCCACCTTCACAATTAAATGCTACAGGATTTACTCTTGAACTATCTGGCATATTAAGATACTCTTAGTGCTATTGATTTAACATTATTTGAATGACCTAAAGGATATGTTGACCTTAAATATTCAAACCTATTAACTAGTAAAGCTTGCATATTTTTTATACCCTGTTCAAATCTTTGCATATTTAATTGATATTGATCTGTTTCACCTCTGTATTGATAAACAAAAGCAGTAGCCCCTGCTACAATAACATAACTAAATCTATCAGGAATAGTTGTTGTATCATCATGTGCAGATAAATCAGAAGCAAATGTATAGTAATCAAATTTTATACTATAAGATTTTGTAGGATATGGGTAGATTAAATAATTATTATCAGGTGTTCTAATAATATGTGTTGGTATACCACCTTTATCAAACTGAGCTACAGTTACTCCACTAGAATGTGCTGCAGCAGTTGTACTAGATGCACCTCTAGTAACTCCTGTAAAAGTAGTACTGGATGTACCTGTGTAGGTAACTATTTCATTTCCAATATATAGAGTACCACTACTATCAAAACCTGAAGTACTTGCAACTGTTATAGTTGTTACAGAATCAGTATGTGAACCATCTAAAGTAGTTGTGTTTATTTCATCTTCTTGATCTATGTGTTTATCTATATAATGATTGTAATTCATTTGTATTAGTTTATAACCTGAATTGCCTAAGGTAGAATTTTTGACAAGTCTAACTGTGTTATAATCTATTAATTTAGTAGAAGTAGGTGCTGTATATCTTACAACTCCTGCTGTTAATGTTTTTGTAGCAGTTGCATGATTAAAAGGATAATTAAAATCTTTTTGATTAATATACCTAATAGCTTCATTTACAGCATTTTGACATTGTATTTGTATACCCCTTGCAGAGGAAAAGTTTGATGAAGTCAATGCTACTTCATTTAAATTAGCTATTACTTTATTAGTCAATGTAAGATATGTTTCAGCCATATTAACTCCTAGTTAAATGAAAGGGCAAGTCTCCCTGCCCCTTCAATTACTTAATGTTAAGCTAGATCTCTAGCTGCACTTGCTGCTTCTTTGTGAGCAGAAGATACATCAGCCACAACTGCGTACACTCGTAAGCGTCCAGTTGCAGGAGTTGCACCTGCGATTGTTACATCAATAGTATCAGCAGCACTTACGCAAGCCAAAGCTTCAGATGCGAAAGTAGATGCAGCACCTGTGTTTACCACATTTGCTTCACCGTTTGTTCCTTTTGCAAGGAATGTACCTGCTGCTGCATCAATAGCAGCACCATCAATGATGTCATCTCCACCACCGAAATCAATATCACAAGTACAGGAACTTGTGAATGACTTCATAATTTCCGCACCAGCACAGATAATAACTGAGCCAGCAGGGATCTCTAGAAGTTGAAACACATCTCCGTTAGCAGGAGAAGTTCCAGCAGCAACCATAGCGTCTATGTCTAGGATTGCTTCAACAGTACGTACTGTATTACCAACAACAGTTGGAACAGCAGTAACATTAGCACCTACGCCATCAGTGGCAGAAGATGTCATATCATACGTAGCCATATTTTAGTCCTCCCTTACGCTGCGTTGTACTTGGCAGTAACGAGAGCCTCTGGACGAAGAATTTTTCGACCATACAAATGCATTCCACGGACAATATCCGCAAATGAATCTGGATCACGATATGTTTCTGTTTTGTTGATCTGCTCGGCAGTAGCAACAGCAGAATCGTGACCACCCACAATTACACCATAGTTTGAGTTCTGATTGGCTGAACCTGTAGTTCCAGGACCAGTACCAACCGATGGTAGATTGCTTGATTGATACAAGCGGAAACCGCCTAAGTTATTTAAAACTAGACCGTTTCGTAAGCTACCTGTAGCACCGAAGTCTGCATTGTGAAGCCTTGAATCTTCGTCACGAAGAAGCTCCATAAATACAGGATCTACTACAAGCCAACGACCCTGTGTATCAACTTGCTGTTGATCCAATAAACGAGCCATACGAGCTACTACCATTAAAGGTGAAGCAGTCGCTGTTGGTAGTGCAGTTGCACCAGGTAGTCTTGCTGCAAGTGGTATAGAATGATCACCAGCAGAAGATGTTGTGATGTTACCCATTGAACTCTTGATAATTTTCATAGAGCTTAATAGTTCATCAGAACCTGCAGATGATACAGCTTTAGAGCCGCTTACAGTTGAGTTTGCAGTATCCGCTGCTGAGTGCAGAGAAGACTGTGCAAAGCCAGATAAATAGCCAAGAACTTCTTGGTCGTATTGATCAGCTAGTCGATATGCAGCACGATCAGTTGCTAACTGCATAAAGTTAACGTGAGAATGAGCTTCTTCAATGTCGTCCATTTTGAAAGCAAAGTAGTTTGCTTTATCGACAACAAGTGAAAAATCATCATCTTCAAGGTCTTGTGCAGTTATTTGTGTGCCACGGGCATATGCACTAACAGAGATTTCTGGTTCTTTGATGATCTTTACAGTATCACCTTGAGCAGCAATCTCACCGAAATAATCGGAGTTAGTAATATCCCCAGTTACAGTACTCTTGCGAAAAGCAAGTTGTACTTTCTTGGAATAGATTACGGGAGAGAAGTTACCGTTAGGTAGATTCCCATAACCAGTTGCTGTAGTAAAAGCCATGATTATGTCCTCCTTGGATGTTTGGCTATAAGCTAAACACTACGGAGAGGCTGACGTTTTTCTAGGGTGCGATGTTTATTAAATTGGCCTATCTAATAAATACCGGGCCTATACTTGACAGGTAGTTCTTCTTAATATTGTTTAGACTTTATTGATTGAAATAATAAATAAGGTAGTTCTAAAAATAGAGGCTTAATTATTATTCCTAGTTATACTGTTAATTTTGTATTTGTCAACAGCTTATTATCGAGCATTGCCCGATATATCATAAATGAATTTACCAGAACGCATTGCTTCAGTAATATCATCAGATCTCTTTTCAAACTCAGCAGCAGACATTTTTGCTACATCAGACTCTTTCATACGCTCACTTGAGTCATCTGCGTCTACTTGAGTTTTAGAACCCTTGCTTACCATAGAGGCAGCAGCTTTAGATTTAGCTTTCTTATCCTTAGTAGTTAAACCTTTATCTACTTTATAAAGATCTATAACACGTACTACGGAAGCTGGATCATCAGCATTTTCATATAAAGCATTCTGAACCCATTTAGGTTGAGCATCTGCCCAAGTATGAAACTCATCTGCTTCTCTTAGCTTGTCAAAGTCAGGGTGACTTTCTCTAATTACATTTTCAGCTTTAGTTCTAATAGCTTCATTTTGTACTTGATCAAGCTCTTTAATTTTATTTTCTGTTTTACTAAATAATTCCTGTGCTTTTTTCTGTGCAATAGTTTCTACTATTCCAGCTACATCAGGATATTTTTCTGCCCATGCTGCTATATCTTCATCAGACTTAGGCGGTGTTATTACTTCATTACTAAGACGATTTTCAAGTGCCTCAAACTTTTCCTTCCAAGATTTTTCTTTTTCACTCATATGGCGTCTTAAATCACCGTATCTTTTCTTAAAAGATTTTTCTTCTCCAGTAAGCTTACTATCATCTTCTTCAGGAACTTCTTTAGCTTTTACTTCTTCTGTCTCTGGTTCAGCTTTTTCTTCTTCTTTTTCTCCAGAAACTTCTTTCATAAGCTCTTCAAGTTCTTTTTCTTCTTGTTCGATTCTTTGTCTATTTTTATTATAACTTGAATCTACAAAACCAGCTACTTTTTCTGGTTTTACTTCTGTATCTAATTGAGGCATATTTATTCTCCTTATGTTGGGGTCAGCCGTAGCTGAGTAGCCTTATAGTTATTTTGAGTTTTTCTTTTTCTTTTTTTGAACTAAACCTCCGGTGTTCATTTTCTTTTTAATAGGTTTTGATTTTTTACCTGCAAGTCCACCTTTGTTAAATGGTGTAAAATCATCTTTATCATCAGGATCAAGTGCAGAACTAACTCCAGGGGGTGCAGCATCTATACCTTTACCACTTACAGTTTTGCCGCCTACACCACTAGGTGTATCTGCTTCAGATGATACACTACTACCTCTTGGAGGTTGACTTACTTTTGTTCTTCCAAACCCTAAAGTTGAAGATGATGGGGTAAATCTAGTTGGAGTAGTTCTACCAGATAAAAATTTATCTGATGTTAATGTATCTGAAACTGTTTTATCATCTTTTTCAAATGTTTTTTCATTGTCTTTAATAGTTTGTTTTTTAGAGTACATATCTAATTGAGTTTTATTAGGTTTAGTAAATAAACCTCTTAAAAAACTACTAATAGGATTTTTATTTGTTTTTTGTGTTTCAGATATAACAGAATCTACATAAGATTTAATATCTGGATTTGTAGTAGTTTGTGAAATTACATTTAATTGATACTCATTATTTATTTGTTTTGCTGCACCAAGTAAACCCATTTCACCTAGTTTACCTAAACCAGTAGCAGGGGCTGTTATTGAGCCTACATAAGATTTAACAGAATCTATATTATTCATATCTAAGTCATCAGCCCAAGCTGTAGTGTCAACTTGATTTTCATCAGGTACACCATCTCCATCTTTATCCGCACTATCAGGAAGTTCTCGATCACTTTGGGTAAGATTATCCATTTCACTTTCTGATGTTGTTATTAACCTATTAAAACCTGCTGGTACTTCTAAAGGTGGTATACTAAATTTACGTTCTGGATCACTATCTCTTGTATAACCTGTAAGCATTTTTATACCGTCAACTATTTTATAATGTTTTGTTATAATTTCTCCTGCTTCATTAGCATATCTTTCATCTATAGTATCTTCTTCTTTTTTATCTTTTATAGGGTACGGTGTAAATAAATCACCACTTATAAACTTACCTTGGTTAGCTTTAACTATTTCTTCTCCTGTTTCTAAATTAAACATAGGTTTATTTTTTTCAAGCATTTCTTCTGGTTTCATATTTGCATTTGTTTTATCTAATACTACACCTTTACTAGCTAGTCTTTTAAATAACTCAGGGTTATCTTTAGCTGCTATAGATACTTCTTTTATAATAGCATCTATTTTATTAGGGTCAGAGTATAAGTTAGAAGATACTAGACCACCAGGGTTCATTTTAATTGTATTTGCAAATTTATCTATTAAACCACCTTTAGCCATTTCTACTACGTCACCTTTAGAACCATTGTTTGCATTACGCACCATACGTTCTAATACTATAACATCTTCGTCATTTAAACTTTCAGGTTCTTCAATAGGTTCTCCACCTATTCTACCTTCTCGTGACATTCTTGCTATTTCTATTTTAGCATTTTCCCTTAAGTCTTCAAAGAATTTTAAACCATAAAAACGTAATACATCAGCAGGTACAACATACTCACCTTCACTTAACATTGCAGGTACGTCATCTCTTACTTCATTAGGAAATGATCCTTTAGGAACTTCATTACCACTTACAGGATCTATTTGAGCTTCACCACCAATAGCAAATGCTTTAACTGTTTGATTATCTATTATACCACCTTTATTCATACCTGATAATTGTTTTTTAATTTCGTCTTTTGTTAATTTACGCCCTTTAGTACTTAACATTGGTTTTATTTCTTCATCTTGTATTGCAAATGCGTTTGGCACATCAAAACCAGATCCTTTAAATTCTTTAGAGTAGTTATTTAATTTATTCATTAAACCATCTTTACCATATAAATAATCTTTTATTTGTTTTTGATCTTCACCACTATTTATATCAACAGAAGCAGCTAACATTTTAGCATCTTCTAAAATTTGTTCTTTTAATGCATCTCCTCTAAGCTCTCCACCTTCTTTACTTATACGAAATTTAGCAAGTATTTTTCCTAGATTATTATTATTTATATCTATTTCACCTTCATTACCTTCACCTAATTCCCTAAAGTTTATTAAACCACCACCTATTCTTTTTCCTATATCAAAACCACCTTCTGATGTAGTATAAGCACCTAATAATAAATGTCTTAAAGTATCTTCATAAGCATCTTGATTTAACATACCCATGTTCATTCGTGTTTGAGCAGAATTTCTAGCTTGTTCTTCAGCTAATTTTCCTTCATCTGATATACCAAGTATATTAGCAATTGGAGGTTGAACTTTTTTATTTAAAAACTTTTTAGTTTCATCTATACCTGGTATATAATTATCCATTTACATCATCCCTTAATCTCATAAAAGCTCGTAGTGTTCTTGCTACGCCTTGTAGTCTATGTAGTTCTTCTGTTTCTGTTACTTGTTCTAACTGTTTGTGGTTAGCTTCAAGACGTGCCTCTAATTCTTCAACAAAAGATTCCCAAAGTTCTGGATTGTTTACAAACATTTTTAATTTATTCATTGTATTGGAGGTTGCCCTGTGTTAGCTGTAAATCCCTGCTCTCCTGGAGTAGGTACACTTCCTGTGCCTATTTGACCTCCACCTGATCCTTGAGTATCTTGAACTTGAACACCTGCTGGAGGTGCTCCTGCTGGTGCTGCAGGTTGAGGTGCTCCTGCTGGAGCTTCAGGTGGTGGATTTTCTTCTTTAAACTTTTTAAGTATTTCTGCTTGTATTGCAGCATCACCCATAGAGTTAACTAATTTATCTGGATCGAGATCCATACTCTTTGCTATTTCACGTATTATGTAATCCATCTTAGCAAATGGAGCTAATACTGGATTTTGAACTACACCTAAGAATTGCATTAGTCTTTGCGATCTAACTTCATTAGCCATTAATGATTCTGTACCACGAGCTTTAACTTCTAAATCACCTTTAATATTAGTATCATAATCAAACTGCATATTAAAGTTAAAGAAAGCTTTACCAAGTGGAGCTAGTAAATAATCATCTACATTTTTAACCACATTCCGTATACTGCCATTAGCTGCAGACATAAGCATACTAATACCAGAAGCAGTTCGTCCCACTCCTTGGACACCAGTTTGACCATGAGCAAAGCTAGGAAAGCCCGTAGACTCATCAGCCAATACACGGGCTTTATCAAACATCTGCATATTTTCATTAGATACATTGGGAAATTTAGTTCCAAAAATAGCCTGACCAGGTGCACCCCCTTGGCGTCTAAAGACTTTTCCGGGGTACACACTTAAGTCTTGACCAGGTGTTAAATTAGTTTCATCTACTTCTATTAGCATATTACCAGATAATGCAGCATTGTCAACAGCCATTCTCATAAAGCCATTCATTAATGTTTGGGTATCATCCATATTTTCAGCTATACCTACACCAAACAAACTATAAGGAGTTACTTCATAAGGCACTGCATAGTAAGGTATTAAATTAGGAGTAAATGGATTCATTACAAGTCTTAGTATTTGACCATTACAAGTCCAAATATTGACACTTACTTGATCTAAGTTTTTCATGTCATTTGGTATTTCTATTTCATGACCTTCTAAAACTTCAGTATCTACATTACCCCAAAACTCAAGAACCTCATATCTTTGGGTTTTAGATTCTTGATTATCATCTTCCATAGCCTGTTCCCACCACTCTTTGGTGTAATCTTCTCCCATAGATATTGCCATATCAATACAGTTAGAACGAAAAAAAGGTCTACGTTTTAAACCTCGTATTTGACTACGAGACATTTTATGCCTTTCTACTACATACTCTGCTTCATCCATATTAGATGCATCAGGGTCTGGGTAAAAATTCCATATAGATACACTAGAAGTTTGTGGTATAGTTTTAATTGTAGGTGAGTATACACCATCTTCATCCCAATCAGCATACTCTTTATCTATAGCAAATGGTCCCTTCATAATTCCAGTTCCAAATAATGCAGTTTCAAAAGCAGCAACTCTTAATTGTTTATTAGCATTTGATTCTTCTAGTTGATCATGAATTTTCTTTTCCATTTTTTTAGCAGCTATCATTGCTGGATGAAAAGTAATTTGAGTTGCAGTAGTTCCTTCACCTTCTTGTAATTTATTTGATACAGGTTCTAATTTACTTTTTAAACCTGCTAACCTTTCTTGAAGTTGTGGCATAGTTTCACCAGGAAGTAATTTTTTATCTTCTGAGGAAACTTCTTGTGCTTTTATTAATTCTGGATTAGATTCAAAATTAACTGCCTCAGCTACACCTTCAGGTAAAGTAGTTGGGTCTACTGTAATAGGAAATTTATTATTACCAAATAATACTTCTACAATTTGACCGTAAGCAGCGAGCACTTTAGTCTTAGTAACTTTAACAAACACTTGGGATTTTTCAGTACCTGAGAATTGTACATCAGGTCCATAAATACCCCTATAATTTCTATAAGCTTGTAACCAACGAGTTTCATCAGACTCTCTTCCAGTAGAAGCCTTTGAGTAACAATCTTTAACTAAGTCTATAATTCTTCCTGCTAATGGGTCAGTATTATCTTCTTTTTTATTATCATCTAAAGCAGATGACTCAGAAGAGTCAAAAAGCATTTCATTATCTAGTATGTCTTCTTCTTCCATATTTATTCCTTAATATCCAAAAGTTGGGTCACTCATTTGAAAACCATTTTTTTGTGCAAAAGGATCAAAATCAAATAAGCTACTTCTTGGTCTTGTCATAACACCATACCTAAGTGCATCATATAAGTGATCTTCAGAGTTAGTGTCTACATCTTCAGGGTTGTTTTTATCTAAAGGTAGTGCTGGTATTTGTGCAATAGTATTTGTGCAGTTACTAAAAAATACAAGTCTAGGTTCTTCAGTGTATTCATCTACCTGTAATCTTCTATGTAATTCGTTTTTACCTGCTACTCTAGATCCCTTACTTCTATCTGCTGGTCTCCATCTACAACCACGCATAATCATTTGTTCAGCTAGTGATGGACCTGTATCTCCACGTTTATGCCACAATGAAGAGTCAAGTACTCCGTATCTAATAGTTTCACCTTCTTCTAGTTCCATTATTCTATCTGCTAAATCAGTAGCAATAACTTTAGTTACATATAATTCTCTATATACAACTAATTGTTCTGAAGGGGATATAGCAATCCACACAACTCCTGTATGAGATCCATAACCATAATCACAAGCACGAAACTTTACCCAATTACCAGGTATATTAAAAGGACTAACAACGTGTATGCTCCTATTCCATTCAGGAAATGCCGATCCTTCATTAACATCCCAATCACCTTGAAGTAATTGCTTACGTTGGTGCTCAGGTAATGAAAGTAAGTTAGCTTCATATAATCCATCATCAGATAAATAAGGGTTATCAAATAACGTAGCAGGTATAAATCTTCTTTTAAATAAAGGTTCTCCCTCACGAGAGTGACCTTTAGGCCATGTTATTGTCTGACCTGTTTCTGCATCAGTAGCCCAAAAAGCTTTATTAATTGGTGAGGGGTCAACAAAAAGTTTTTTTACCCAACTATGTCCTGGCCCTCCTGGGTTAGTAGTAGCTCTTTGATACAGTTTTAAATTACTATCACGAGTAGTTCTTAATCGTGATCTCATATAATTCCAAGGATAAGGAGAAGGCCATTGTGTGAGTTCGTCAAAACCAATCCAAGCAAAAGCTTGTCCCTGATAACGTGTGACATCATCGTCCCTATCTAAATAAGATAACCAAAGTGTTGCACCTGATGGTGCTACCCAAGTCTTATCTCTTTCCATAAATTTTATACCCGGTATTGCTTTTGGATATAATTGTTTAGATACAGAAATAAGTTCCCTTAGTTCTTCTGTTGTTCTACGTACTAACAAACCTCTAAAGGCAGAGTTGTTTAAATACCGTACTGGATCTGCAAGCATGGCAAAACTTTTACCACCACCTGCTGCACCTCCATATAAAACCTCTTGTTCTCCAGCAGAAAGAAACTCTGTTTGTGGACCAGGGTTTGGTTGAAAAATAACTTCTTGAGCTTTTTCTACTTTAAACTCTTCAGGTTTAGGCTGGGCTAATACTGTGTTCGATTCTTGTACTACCGATACGTTCTTCTTCAAGCTTCCTTGCTTTTTCTGCCGCTTCTTTATACCGTTGGGCATAGTAGCGTTGAGTTGAAGCTTCTTTTTTTCTTTTTTGTTCAAGTTTAATTCTCTTCATTAAACCCACATGAGAGATATACCTTTGAGATTCTTCGCTTAACCAGTCAGCTACATTTCTAAGACTGTACTGTTTAAGGTATACTTTTGCTTGCTCTAGTAATTCTAACTCTTCTGGGATTGGAAGTATTATATCATCATCTTCTGGGTCTTGTCTATACCCAAAAGGAATTATTCTTCCTACTCTTACTACAGGTTTCCAAACAAGGCCATCTTCAGTTTCTTCTGGCATAGGTATTTTCCAAGTTTTAATCGTCTTCATCTTGTTTTGGTGGTAGAATAAATAGTGGACTTTCTGTTTTTATTTCTACCTTATCTGTTTTTACAAAGCCAGCTCGATCTAATAGATCTTTAGCAGCTATTATTTTTTCCCTGTTTCCCAAACTTGTAGGGTTTGAAAGAACTTCTAACATAGAATAAGCAGCACGAGTTCCTGTAGCAGATAAAAACTTATACGTTAAATCTTTTACTTCTTCTTTTAAAGCATCCATAATAACAGTAGAAGACACACCATCTGCATACCCAGCTAATTTCTTAGCTGTTACAGGGTTGCCTTTTGCTTCATCAAAAAGAACATCTAGGAACTTTTGCTGCTTTTCTGTAAGTTGCCTACTCACTATCTACCACACTGACATTTATCACAACAGTTACAAGGCATAGCAAGTATTGCACGTAGTATACGGTTTAGGTAGGGCATCATTCTGCCCCACCTTTTTCTTTAAGTGCTAGATAAGTTGTAGGCTCTTTAAGTCTTCCAGTAATCCAATCCATAGTTATTTCCCCCTATTTAAATGTAATAGCAACACCGATTGATAAATCGCTGTATTTAAAGTCTTTGTCTAAAGATAGTTCTGAGTAAGCAGATAAGTTATTACTTATTGTCATTGTACTCTTTACTGATGCACCAGAAATATTAAAAGAATCTGCACTTGAATATCCCCAGTCTACTGCTGGTCTAATAGATAGTCTTGAAAGGTTTGCAGTTACACCTACATCGCCTGACCATTTTTTAGTTTTAATACCATACTCTACAGACGCATCTGGTTTAAACATGGACATAATACCACTCTTTATAACTCCTTCAGCTTGTACTGAAGCTGCTGATAAAGCAACTATTGTACCTGCAAGAAATAATTTTCTCATATTGTTATCTCCCAAATCCTGTTAGTCTTCTAATTTCTCCACGAGATATTCCTAAATCTCGTAGCTCTCTTTCTGACATACTCATGAGTGTATAGTATGCAGATCTATTTACCATATAGTTATGGTATTTTTCTAAAAATTTTTTAATCATTTTATAACTCCTCTGTTAATGACTGAGAAGTTATACCACAACTAGTTATAACATAAAAGAGACAATATTGCAACCCTGTTATGCAATTATTCTTTAGCTTTTGTTTTAGTTAGTGCAGTCGCACCCATGAATCCTAGTACAACACCCATTTGTGCTACAAGAAAAGTATTAAGAAACCCAGATGCAGACTCCAT